GGAGAATTTATCGAAAACCCGGAGCAGTCGTATGTCTTTTAAATCCGAAAGGCAAAATTCCACCTAGAGATGTCGAGGCTTATTTGTTCTTTCATGACTCGACTGGCAGACGAATCTGGGTCTCAGCAGGTCGTACCGGAGAAGCTCAGACTCTGCCTGTCGATGGTCTTGGAATTTCAGACATGTGGCAATGGTCAGGGACTAGTTTTCCCGGTTGCTGCGGAGCTGCTCTCTTCGATCACGATGGCAATGTTCTCGGATTGTGGGGTGCATCGTTGTCAGGCGAATATAACCTTTTCTATCCCGTCACGGACTCTGTTCTGGCGGAATTCGTTATGCCTATGCCCTCATTGAAGAAGAAGCCTCAACCTCCAATCTTGACTGTGGTTCCAGCCGAGCCCGATATGCCTCGTCCTAAGAAGAAAGGTACTCAGAAGCATAAATTTCGATGGCAAGCTCAAGCTCCGACGCCTGCGCTTCGTGGAAAACGATCAAAGCGCGCAGTAGTCAAGTTGCTCGAAGCCCTCTATTCTGATGATGAGAAGAAGCTCAACCGTTATCTTGAAGAGATTAAGGGCATGAATGGCCAACAAATAGAGCAATGGAGTAACGATTTGCTCGGTCAGGAAGACTTTGCTAATTATATTCGTGAGCAATTCCCTGACGAGATGCTCCACGATGTGTATCATATTGATCGTGAGGACGATCGCTATCATCTAGCTGAAGATTATTTAGCAGCAGATGATTATGGTATACTCCCAGCCGACGCCGAAGACGAGCGTGAGGTTAGATATCTGAGTTCGTTTAGCATGGAAGAGATGTATGCTTATCTCGATGATATTGATAACCCTGCTCTTCGTGCACAGATATTCGGCGGCTGGGCTCGTGAGCAAGATGATTTAGGCGGCGTTGATATGGATCGTGTTAAATACGGCGCTAATCACCTTGCTAGTGCTTCGTCTCGTAGAGCCAAGCCCGACGCGGTCAAGGAGCCTAAAGCCGATAAAGATAAACCTTGTCACGCGCATTCGCATGGTCTATGCAAGCGTGGCGATAAGTGCAAGTTTAGTCATGTGCTTAAGTTTGATTGCAAATTCGACCCGTGTCGTATTAAACAGAAGGAAATAGATAGGGCTCGTAAGTACTATGAGAAGTTGAAAGCACAGCACCCTGAAGAGGAAAAGCATGCTGTAGCTGAAAATACCCCACCTCACATCCCAGCTGTTTTAGCGCCCGTCGTTGAGTCGATTCCAAAAAACTCGTCCAGCTCGTCGCCGTCCGTAGTGAGACCGGCGAGCTCATCGGCTTCAACGTCAAGCCAGTAGCACTACGGTCGATTCTTTGTGACTATCCTTCGGAGATTGGGGTCAAGCTTATTGTTAATACGAAGCCTCCTCTACGTGAGTTTAAACACTTGATTCACGTCGGGACGGTTAAGCGACCACACCGAGAGTCTAAGGAACCGATCGATTCGAGGTATTTTAAGGACTATCTTGTCCAGCACTTTGGTGCTGTTCCTTCTTGGACGGATGAATACTTCGTTGCGACTGACACATTGAGTGGTGCTTACAACTCATGTGACAAATACGACCGTGTCAATATTATCCCCGATACAGAGCTGCTCAAACTACAGTATGACTGCCTCTATCGGCATTTTCATCCCATTATTGGTAATTCTCAAATATTACGTCTTGACGACGTATTCCCCGATATGGCGATGGACACATCATCAGGGTGGCCAATCAATCAGCAAGCTGCGTTGAAAGGCGACTATATCCACGAGGGCAGATTATCGTTTGACCTCTATGGACGATTCTACGTGCGTTTAGGGACGACCACTCCGATTATTTGCTTCGCATCCAGTAACAATAAGTTCGAAATCGTTACAGCGAAGAAGTATATCGAGGACAAGCCCCGCACGACTGCAGCCACTGATGTCAACCACACTATTGCAGGCCATCAAATGTTCAAGGACCAAAATAGAAAATTTAGCAAACGTCCTTTAGCTAGCAATTGTATGATTGGCATCTCGACCGTTCGCCGCGGTTGGATGCAGCTTCTGTCTAGACTCAGTGATTCTGGCAGGAAAATAAACGGCATCTCTATTGATGCAAAAGAATTCGATGGGCGATTCTGGCTGGTGTACATTTTTATGATTGCCAAGTTCAGATTTGCGTGTCTTCAACAAAAATATCGAACGAGAGATAATTGGTTGAGAGTCATCAATTGGTATATGATGGTAGCCTTTAGTTACCTCGTTCTTCCTGACGGAAACGTTTTCTTGAAGTGGCTTGGTATGTTGTCGGGAATCGCAACCACAGCCGAAGATAATAGCTTCAAGACGTTCATGGATGCTGTCGCTATAGTTCAATATTGTATTCCCAACTCGAGCAGAATGTCATACGAGCTTTTCATGCTTATCGTAGTGGCGCTCGTGTATGGTGATGACTTAGTCTTCAGCATTCATCCAGAGTATGAGCAGTATTTCACCGCTGATACCATCGGCGCAGCCGGTCTCAAAATCGGCATGCTCTATACTTTTCAAACGCATTTGCCCATTAGCATTTTTGAGTTAGAGATTCTCTCTAATACGCCTATTTACACAGAGTGGAAAGGAATAAAGTGTTGGCTTCCTAAGCACAACTGCCACAAAGCGTTAAACTCAATGCTAAAGAAAAATGAAAAACGTGATCTTCCTATGCTCATCCAGCGTTTGTGCGGGCTCCGGATTCAATCTTGGCCCTGCCCAGAGTGTAGAAAGATCTTCGCTGGCTTCAAAGAGTTTCTAGATAACAGTATATCTCCTCATGAAGCAGGCGTTTCAACTGCCTGGCGAGCTTGGTTGACTGATGATCAGCTAGCTGCCTTGTACATGGGAACGGAATCAATCGGAATTACGCAGAACCAAATTTCTGCGCTTCGGTCCGTTGAATTGCCGTTCTCTTTCCATCATATGTTCTCAGACGTAGCCATTCCGAACAATCATGGCGGGTCTCCGCCAAAAGTGCTAGAGACCGGCACTTTAGTTTCGAGATATCATATGTCTCTACAACCTGAGAACCCAGAAACACGTCGTCTTGAACGTGAAATTGTCCCTCTTAATCGCCGCGGCCATCTTCCTAATACGCTCAATCCTGGTGATCAGCGAATTAGTGAGACAGAATACCGTAAAGGCCAGAATATCGACGGTATTAGCAGAGCAATACGTCATAATATAGAAGGCGATCGACACGAAATCTCGTGGCACGGCGCTCGACCTGGTGAAGCTTATCAAGAGCTTGAAAACGATAGTTGGCATTCGTATCTCCATCACGGAGCGACTGTCACTCCTTCTTCGATCTCTACTCCTGGCTTCATTGCTTCTGGCACCATGCCGCGTAAGAGTGGCGGAAAGCCTAAGTCCCATAAGAAGGGCACTTCTAAGAAGGTGAAGTTTAGCAAAAAGAAATCTCACAAAGGTAAAGACAAGCAGAGAATTAACCCGCGCAAGGGAGCC